GAAGCTTGAAATGTTCCAAGTATCGTAGCAAGACGAATCTTATTGCTGATGTCATCGATACTATCAGTAGCACGAATGATGCAAGAAGACAGATTACAGAATTGATAAGGACGGAGTATGATTTCACTACACGGATTGGTCCCAAAAGCATAAGTCGAATCTCGTCGTCCATTCTTAGCAGCTTGCTTCTGACTAGCTTCACGATTAAAGATACCACGCTCACCTGAGTGTGACTCATAAATAGAACTCCATTCTCTCATAAATTGACCAATAGTTGGTGTCTCTAGGTACGAAGCAGAGTTGTTAGCTAATGCTCGTTGACCTTGACCATCCCACCAATTACCTGCCTTAGCATGTGCCATCTTGTCATCTGATAGATCAGACAAACTAATCATTGCACTCCGTCTGACTCCACCCACAACAACAACTTCCCCGATCTTGCATAGAATATCATGACACTCAAGGGAAGACAAACGACGACCTGCTGCTCCTTTAAACTTGGCGACACAAAACTTATAAAGTTCTTCCAAAGGTCCTGGTCCAGAGGCTCGTCCTCCAAAGGTCTTAAGTCTAGCTCCTGCTGGTCGAACTCGTGATACGTCGAACTTTGGAATCTCGCCAGCGTAGAGAAGAGCCAAGAGTTGTCGAAGTGATTTAGCCCATCCTTCTTTAGAATCCGACACAACAATAGAAGTCTTACTATCAAACAACTGCTCTGGCACTTCAGGTAATTTCTTAACATACTGTTGCTCCACTGAGAAACCAACACCAGTACCACAGAGAAGGATATACATCGCTTCATCAAAGGCTTTAGGGTCATCGATAGGTAGATAAGAACAATTGAATGCAGCCACGTTCTGACGCTCTAACGCAGGTCCTGCAGTCATGATAGCTCGCATACTAGGTACTACATCTAACGATACTACTGCTTGCTCTAGCTCTGCACGTAACTCTTTAGTCAGTGTGTAGTTCTGCTTAGTTGCAAGGTGCTTCTCCATGAAATCAAAGTAACGTGCTACTGTTTCGTTCCAATGTTCACGACGACCTTTATCATCTAGGTAACGACTGTATCGTGACTTAGCGATGAAGGTGTTGTAAGGTGTCATATTGTATGCTGTCATTCGTCTTCATTCCAATCTACTTCTTTAAGAAGTCTTGTATAATTATTCTCTATAATATCACCGAAGGTTTCAACTAAGTCTTCTGAAGCTACGTCAAGTAGCTCCAGAAGAATAACTTCATCTAAACTCTTCAACCGTTCTTTTAACTCTGGCAGTGTAAGAGTAGTCACTGTTTACTTCTTTGTCTTCTTAACTGTAACCTTAGCTGGAGTAGAAGCCATACACTTCTCAGCAAAGGCAATAGCTTTCTCAGTAGCTTCCAACAATGCACGTAGTTGCTTAAGAGAATCTGCTGGTTTGAAGTCTGATACCCACAACTGTGTTGACTCACGTAGTCCAGTTTGTAGTGTAAGATCTACCCACCAATCATTAGCATCTTTAAATCCACCATCTACATTAACGAATGAGTTCTCACCAGGGAAGAACTTATTAAAGTTAATCTTATCTTTTGTTTTAGTTTTATCGCCAATCATCATTATATCCTTTACGTGTTTAAGTAACATATATTATACACCTATTCGTCGTAGTTGTCAATCATCCGTTGCAGATACCACACTGCTTTCTTCAGATCTTCAACTCCGTTCTTGTGCTTCCATCGCCACAGGTACTTTATTGCGTTGCCAGTACACATAGCTTCCATTCCATCTAAACCACTCACTACCTGTTCTATAGCATCGATACATTCAATACTCCCTTGCGTATAATGTGAAGGTGAGTTGACCATATCTTTGTCATCAGCCATCGGTGTTTCCTGCAGTCTCTTGAAATATTCCTCAAGAGTTATGTCTTCGTCATAGAGTTGCTCGCACAGTTCATATCCGTAATGTGCTGGCATTGCTACTGGGTTAGTCATAGATACCTCTTCTTAAGAAAGTCTAGAGACACGAACATCTCATCAAAGCAACCATCATTAACCTCATGCAACACTACGATACCTCGCCAGTAGTGGTTACCTTGAGGACCCATGTACCCTTCGTCATGCTCATAACAACTACCAGCTATAATGCTCGTAAGTGTTTTGCCATCAGCTCTAATAGCGTAAGCAACTTGTCTGCCTTGTTGATGACCCACGACGCAAGACTGATGCTTCTTCGAGATGATAGCTGCTGCCGATCCAACTGGACGATTAAGAGCTCCTGCAGTAACGTAATGGGCATATAGAACACCATCAACAATGATTGGACACTCAAACGGTAACACTTCCCAACCAGCTTCAGCATACTTTAGATCCTCTATAGAGATAGTTCCGTCAAGCATTGAATCATTCTCTACGGCACGATCAATACGATGCTCATGGTTACCTAGTGTTAATATCATACGAGGCTTGTACACCTTCTCCTTGTTACGTCGCTGCCTTTCCTGCAGTGTACGTAGTGGCTTGAGAAGAATGTCCATTGCTTCGTGTGTTGCTTCTATGTCATGCTTATATCGTCTACCTTCAAAAGATTTCTTTCCCTTATCGTAGCTGGAGAGACTAGGCATGTCCGCAAAGTCACCAATATTAACAATAACATCAGGACGTTTCTTAACAATGTAGTTTCCAATCGCTTTCAAGAAAGTATAATCATGCCCAGGCTTTACCTGTACATCAGGAATTACTAGATGGGTCGTCAAAGAAAGTTCCTCCGATTTGATATCCATACAATGCAGACAACGCACGATTAAATACTGCAGTTACTTCATGATGAGTAGAGCCATCAGGTACTGTAGTGTTTAAATGTACTGAAGTTCCTCCGTCTAAATCAAGTTCATATTCTGAAAGACTAATATTGATTCTCATTTCTTTCCTTTCACTAGTAGAAGTACATCTACCTGGTGTTTTAAATCGTTAACCTTCTGTACTAAATCAAAGAAGTGCTCTGCATCTACAAGGGCTAGTGGCTTACTTAGATTCTGTTTCAGAATAACTAGGGGCTCAACTAGTCCATGCGTCTTCGCTTGCTCATAATCCTTATACACCGCAATAGCTGCACGATTCTTACACTCAATGCAGTAGTTAACCAAGTTACGAGCAGCAGAGGATAACTGTACATCTTCTCCACCTGCTCCCATGCTTGTTGACCTGACATCATCGAGCGTTAACGTAGGGAAGCGACTGAGTATCTGATCCCTGCACCACTGTTGAAGCTTTCTTCCTTTTGCTTTTGCTGAGCTTGGCTTCAAGTTTAATTACCTTTCTAGATTTAATCCATGCTTTAGGAATATGCATCCTTGCATTGGTAAAAGTACCTGACACAGTAGAAGCAATACAGATAGCATCCTTGGTTTCTGAGACAATATAACCTGCAGTCACTACTTCATGAACATCAGGCTTCTCGTGCTCTTCCCATCCTCCATCAGATACTGCATCAACCCACTGAATAACTACTAGCTTGGTGGTGTCCACATCTGATTGGATTCTCTTCGTATCCAAAGGAGTCTTCCGTTTTCCAGCACCCTCTCTGCGTTCCCTTCGTAAGCTTCCAGGACAGCAAGATACATCTCCTGTTCGTCTTTGCATTCTTTAAGTAGCCTTTCCGCTTTAACTGGTCCAATGCCCTTGATACCGATGATATTGTCAACTCGATCTCCCACTAGCATTTGTTTATAAAAGTTCTTAATGCCTTGTTCTTCAGTGATAAAGTAGAATTCATTCTTAACAAAGTTGAAGTGATCTCCTCGGAGCATATCTAAATCTTTATCAATAGAACAAATACAATACTCACCTACCTGGTGCTCGTATGCTGCAATACCAATAGCATCATCTGCTTCTTGGTCTTCAATCATAGTGAAGCTCCAGGCTTTCTGCATGTAGTCTCTCAGTACTTGGTAATGCTTAGGCTTCGGAGCTTTACGATTACCCTTGTAAGGTGCAGTAATAGCTATGTCATTCCTAAAGTTCTTCTTACCAGTTAAGTAACCTTGATACTCATTGAAGTTATTATACAGAAGCATGTCTTCTAAGAACTCACTACATCTAGCTAACGCAATTGACTCTGGTTCTTCTTCAGAACTAAAGCCAATGCGATAGACTAGTATGTCCCCATCAATCAGGGCTTTAAACATTAGAGAGCTTCTTCTTCCAAGTCAGCAAGGTTAACACCTTCTGGTTTGTACTCAATCAACTCTTTGATGATCAACTTAGACACACCTCCACCAACACCCTTCTT